ATCCCTGGTGTAGATGTCCGAGTGACCGGAGAAAACATCGGCCTAAAGGCTAAACGCTCCAGTGCCAAGCAACAGGGGTTGACTAGCAAAGGTACAAATCGACTGACTATTCCCAGGTCATCTGGAACTAACCCGCTCAACATCTAATGTCAGCAAGAAAACGATATGACAGCCTTACATCTTACCGCACTCAATACCTTAACACTGCTCTAGATTGTGCTCAGCTAACCCTACCCTACCTGATTCGTCAGGACTTGTCTCAGGCTAAGGGTTCGGTTCAGACTCTCACTACTCCATGGCAGAGTATCGGTGCTAAGGGGGTGATGTCGCTTTCATCAAAGCTGATGCTGGCGCTCTTCCCAACGCAAACCAGCTTCTTCAAGCTGCAGGTTGATGATAGTAAGCTAGGTGAGGTTGTCGATACAAACGCTAACCCTAATGTCAAGACTGAGCTAGAGCAGCATCTGGCTGTCATTGAACGTCAGATCCTCGACAACATTGCAGAGTCGAATGATCGTATCGTCCTGAACCAAGCACTGAAACACGCTATTGTCACTGGCAATGGCCTCTGCTTCATGGGTAAGGACTCGATGAAGTTCTACCCACTGAACCGATTCGTTGTAGACAGGGACGGCAGTGATGACGTTATCGAGATCATCACCAAGGAATCCATCAGTGAAGAGATCCTTGAAGCTGATCCAATCTACAATGAAGTACTGAAGCTCAAGGACGATGATCTCCGATCCAAGTGGGCAAAAGAAGATGACGATGAGGAAGATGATTCAACCAGTTGTGCTGATAAGATCATCTACACCCGCGTTCATCTCAAGGATAACCAGTGGTGCTGGTATCAGGAAATTGACGGAAAAATTATTCCGAAAACCAGAGGCAAGGCTCCTAAGGATAAGTCTCCTTGGATCGTAATCCGCTTCAACGTTGTTGACGGTGAGTGCTACGGGAGAGGCCGAGTTGAGGAGTATCTGGGTGATCTTCGATCCCTTGAAGCTCTGATGCAGGCAATCGTGGAAGGATCTGCTATTGCAGCTAAGGCTCTCTTCCTCCTGAACCCTGGAGCTACCACCAAAGCTAAGACAGTTTCCTCTACACCAAACGGTGGAATCATCCAAGGTAAAGAAGGAGACCTAACAGTTGTCCAGGTCAACAAAGCTCTCGACTTCAGGACTGCAAAGGAGACAATCGCTGATCTCACCCAGAGATTGAATGAAGCATTCCTAATCCTGCAGGTTCGGCAGTCTGAACGTACAACTGCTGAGGAAGTACGGATGACACAGATGGAGCTGGAGTCACAAGGCGGGGGCATGTTCTCCCTTCTCACCAGTGAGCTTCTTCGTCCCTACCTCACCCGTAAGCTCTTCGCTCTTCAACGCGACGGCAAGATCAAGAAGATTCCTGATCGATATGTTCGGCCTACCATTGTTGCTGGTCTGAATGCGATTGGTCGTGGTCAAGATGCAGAATCCCTGCAACGCTTGATGATGACATTCTCCCAAGCCTATGGTCCCCAGGCCCTAGCTCAGCTCACAGATCCAACTGAATACCTCAAGCGTCTTGCAGCCGGTATGGGTATCGATACCCTCAACCTAATCAAGCTGCCTCAGCAGGTCGAGCAGCAGAAGCAGGAGGCTATGGATCAGCAGAAGGAATTGTCCATTACTGATCAGACCGCTGCCCTGGCTAATACTCCAATGATGGACCCTACCAAGAATCCCCAACTTAATGGAGAACCAAACTCCCAGCAAGCCGGTCAAGGCCAAGCAGACCCGGCTGCAACCCAAACCGGCTGAGATCTCTGAAGAAGAGATGGAAGCTAACCCCAACAAATATGCCAAACGTATCAAAATTGGTAGGCCGACTCTTGGCCGCTCAACTAATTTTGTCGAATCGTTTGGTCTCAGTAATCTTCGTGTACTAACCGCCAATGGCCAACACCCTGACCTACGACCCGAGTAACGATCCCGATATTGCCGTCGCTGAAGAGGCGAGGGATGCAGAACTTCTGAGCATCGGTGAAGGACTAGAGAACGCTCAAAACGAACTCCTTGCTGGTAAATTCCAGGATGCTGAGGCTCTAGAGAAAGCCTACATTGAACTTCAGAAGCTCACCAGTCGTAAGTTCGCCAAGCCAACTGAAGACGAAGGTGACACTGAAGGGGCAACTGATGAAGAAGATCAGGATGAGACTGAAGAAGATGATGAGTCTGCTTCCTTCCTCAACTCTATCTTTGATGAGATCAGTGAACTCGGCTCTTTGAGTCAAGAGACTGCTGAGTATCTTGGTGAAGAGGTTGCCGTTGCCTTGGAAGAGCTGGTTGCTAATCAGCAACGATCAGTCGAACTGACACCTGACGAGACTCAACAGATTCAGTCCATCGTTGGTGGTTCTGAAGCCTACGATCAGATGATCCAGTGGTCGAGTTCTAACCTCAGCCAAGGTGAGCGTGATGCTTACAACGAGGTGATGAACTCTGGGAATGTCAATGCCATCTACTGGGCAGTGAAGGGTCTCCAGTCCAGCTATCTCAACTCAGTTGGTTATGACGGCTCGATGATCCAAGGTCGAGCTGCTTCTGATCAGCAGGGGTTCAGGTCTATGGCCGAGTTGGTACGTGCTCAACGGGATCCTCGTTACGACAGTGATCCTGCATTCCGTGCTGACATTGAAGCCAAGGTACTTCGCTCTGGTAAACTCATCTAATAACTAATGACTCAATCTCCCTATACACCTGGGCCTGCTCGATACACAGGGGCTTCGGTTACAAGCCGATCCCCTCAGCTTAGGACTTCCCTATTCACACTGAACTCGGCAGCTACAACTAATGCCACCAGCGTCAAGGTTGGTAGTGCTTTCCTGCAAAACATCCAGGTCAATAACGCCGCAGCAGCCGCACGTTGGCTTCGTATCTACAACACTGCCAGTGCTCCTGTCGTGGGTACAGATACTCCAGTCTTGGTGATCCACATCCCAGCAACCTCTTCAAAGGAGATTGTGCTTGGCGACGTAACTCTGACTAATGGTTTGGGCTTTGCCATCACTGGTGCAGCCGCAGTCCTTGATGCTACTGCCGTTGCCGCTGGTGACGTTCAGGTTGCAATCTCATACGACTAACTAGCTAGCAAGGTTTACTATGTCATTAGGATTCGACCCGGCTAGGAAGACAGTATTCTCTCCAAGTAGCCTAGCTACAGCCGTCAATCAAGCAGTAGGAAACCTCCTAATCAGCTCCATTGAAAGCAAGCTGCCAACTCTAGTAAATGGTGCCCTTCCAGTGATAATTGCTCCTCCAGGGACTAACGGACAGATTGCATATAATGATAACGGTATCTTTGCTGGGCTTTCGTTAGGGGCTGGGCTATCCATTGTCGGTGGAGTCCTGACAGTTTCTGGAGGAGGCGGTGGCGGTGGGGGTTCCGGTACAGTTACGTCCGTTGGCCTCACTGCCCCTACTGGATTCAGTGTTGCCGGATCTCCAGTGACAGGGGCTGGCTCACTTACGCTGGGTTTTGCTGCTGGATATAGTCTACCTAGTACAGCTAGTCAGACGAACTGGAACACAGCCTATACTGAGCGTAATCAATGGGACGGTAGTGCCACTGGCTTGGTTGCTGCAACTGGTCGAACTAGCCTAGGTCTCGGTACTGCCGCAACAACTGATTCAACGGCTTACTCTGCTGCGGTCCATGGTCACTCTTGGAGTCAAATTGGTTCAACACCAACAACTCTTAGTGGCTACGGAATTACAGATGGTCTGACCTCTACAGATGCTGCAGCTACCTACGCCCCGGTTGTTCACGGCCATGCCGCCAGCCAGGTAGGCGCCGCCGGTACTACAGGACAGCTCATTTACAATAACGCCGGGGCAATGGCTGGGGCCACAGTTGGCACTGGCTTGAGCCTCTCTGGTGGGGTGCTCACGGCAACTGGTGGCGGAGGCGGATCTCCAGGGGGCAGCACTACTCAGCTTCAATACAACAACGCTGGTGTCTTTGCAGGCGCAACCAACGTAAAGATCAATTCCAACAATCTTCAGCTAACCACCCCAGGTAGCGCACCTGCTGCGGCGGATGCGTCAAGCGTT